GTTGCAGCGTATACATCCATAACTCCATGAAAGGTATCAATCTTTGCAGGAAATGTCATTCCATCAGGTCCAAATCGATTCTTAACGATGTGAATACGACCTGTGTTTGATAACTTATCCTTTGTTTTTCTACTAACACTCATAATAAAATCAGCAGTTTGTACTTTCTTATACGAGTCACCAACCGAATCAGCCTGAATAACTTCGTGGTCAATAGCTGCTCTATTGGTTTGGGTTGCAGTCCATACTGGTATTTGTGCTTCACCACTCAATCCTCTCAACTCTTCATAGATTCCACCCAATTCAGCATATAATCCATCTCTATTACCATTACCCGATTTCAATAAGTCCGCGTAATCGATGATAATCAATTTAGGATTAAACCCAACCTGTCTTACTTTTTCAATATGAGCAGCAATTGTTTTTGCTGATGCAAATTGAGGTGGATAGTATTTGATACGAACTCTACCTGGAATCTGTTTGATTTTACGAATAATCTCATTCTTTCTTTCCTTATGCTCCGATGTTTGGATACCTGTAAGAATTGTTGTGTATCTCTGCCCTACATAACTTTCGGATAATTCCAAAGTATAATGTAACACATCAATTCCTCTTTCCAATGCGGAACACGCTATTTTAGATAAGAACCAACTTTTACCAATACCCGATGGTGCCATAACTACTCCTAATTCTCCAGGTCCTAGTCCACCATCCATTAGTTCATCGATAACATCCCATCCAGTTGGACTAGAATCTCTCTTAACATCCTCCATAATGGATTCAAAGTTTTCAATATAATCCAATCCTAAATCAGATTCTACACCAACTTTGGATGCCGCCATCATCGTATCTATAATCTTATCGTAGTTTCCTGCTTTGAGCAAATCTACCGATTTTAGAAGGGCATCTTTAACTTTCTGATTTTTAGCAAATGTAAGGTATTCTTTCTTTACATAAGGTAAATCTTCTGAACCAACCTGTAAATATACATTTTTAAGTTGGTCAACTACCGTTTGTTTTAAACCTTTATCATCTATAGTTCCTACTTTAATTTTGAACACTTCCATTGTAGGAACTGCTCTGTACTCATTAAAGTAATCTAGTAGAGAATTTATAATCCATTGATTTGCTTGCGATTCAAAGAATGTAGGTTTAGTAATTTCGTTTACCTGTTCAAGAAACTTGACATCTGTTATAAGAGAAGCAACAACTTTAGATTGATACGATTGTCCATACTTTACCAATGTATCTACTGCTTCCATTATTTTTTACGTTTCTTTCTTGCTAATTTTTTTTCTTCAATCGATAATTCGGCTACTTCCGCAACTACTTCGGTTTTGATTGGCTTTCTTAACGCTTTCCATTCTGATTTGGGTACGAACACCCAACCATATTGTAACACTTTTAAGTCTGCTTCTTCTTCTTTTACTCTGCGGATTTCTCCTTCTTTACTTTTGATACACTTCATCTGTTCCGTGTTTAATTTAAATTATTTAACTACCATTAAAATTTCCGATTCTCTTAATAGGATATATTTGTTCCCACCAATTTTAATTTCTTGTCCTTGATGGTATGGTGGGAGAATTACTTCATCACCTACTTCAACATTCATTGGAATCAATGTTCCACTTTGCGTATAAATGCCAGGTCCTGTTGATTCTACCTTTGCTCTTTTTACATCTTCACTTCTTACTGAATCGGGTATAATAATACCACCTGCAGTTTGTGAAACTTCTGGTGCTAATTCTGTTAGTAGAACTCTATCTCCTAACGGCTTTACTAATTTGTTTGTCATTTTTTTAAAATTTTGCTATGTGAGAAAATGTGGATTGTAACCAGTCCGTAACATTTGGAAACGAATCCAATATACGGGCTTTCAATCCTACTTTTAGGAATTCTTGCTTACTGAACTTTGGTGGTGATTCTTCAAATCTATCTATAATTTTCATTCGAAGATTACCACTAAATGTTGGTTCGGATAGTTGAAACAACTTACGATTTCTTTTTAATAATTCCAAGTTATTTTCAAACAATTCGTGTCCTTTTACCTTTTTTGGTTGCGAGTTAATGTATTCTAACATAGAATCAGTAGTATGAACTTCCTCATCTGCTAATATTGGAAATGCTTTAAGAATAGTTTTCAATCCTAATCCTGAAATGCCCTCTACATTATCGGATTTATCACCATCAATTATTCTGAAATTGATAAAATTATGTGGGTGAATACCAAATTCCTCAATTACTTCGGGAATGTTGTAGATTTTCTTTTTAGATGGTGAATATACACTTACGTCTTTGTTGACTAATTGAATGAAATCCTTATCGGAACTCATTATTACAACCTTTTCGTTTTCTTTCTTTAATTGAGTAGCAATATATGCCATCACATCATCGGCTTCAATTCCATCGTAAATCATAATTGTAACAGGTAGAACCGAAAGTAATTCACCTAATGCCGTCATTTGACGTTTCATAGATGCACCTTCTTCTTCAGGTGTCATTTCCATAGATGCAGCACGATTCAATCTCATTTTGATTTTATTCTTGCCTCTCTCTGATTTGTATCCGGAATATATTTCCTTTCTACTATTAGAGCCACCTTTACCGTCAAATACGATTACAACTCTTGTGGGGTTGATTGTTCGGATGGCATAGCCGATACTTTTTAAAGTACCGACTATTCCTCCAATATGGTCACCATTTTCGTTAAGATTAGGTGCCGTTGACCAGGAACGAATGAAGGTATTAAGACCATCAATAACTAATGTTTTGGAGTTACGATGTAAATCTCCAAAATCATTATGTTCCCTATCTATTTGTTTTAGTATATCTAAATACTTTTTGTTAATCTGACTCATTGGCTTCGTCCGTTGTAAGTTCAACTTCATCCGAATTGGAATTGTTTTTGTATAATAAAATTGTTGCTTCGCAAATTCTACGATAGATTTGGTCTTTTAGTTCTTCATCCTCTAATAATTTTGCAAAATCTTTAGATTGGAATTTGATTTCTTCACCACTTTCAATATCGACGTATGAATACCAAGCTCCACCTTGCTTTAATAATTTAGCATCTTTCATAACTGCTAACCATCCTCCGTAGTTATCAATACCTCTATCAAAGAAAATATCAAAATCTGCGTGTCTTAATGGTGGTCCCATTCTGTTTTTGATAACCTGACAACGAACCTTAATACCTACGATTCTATCCCCTGCTTTCAATTGCCCCATATTCTTCAAACGAACTCTAACAGATGCGTGAAATGCCAATGCCTTACCACCCGATGTTGTCCACGGGTCACCGAACATTGCGTTCATCTTCTGTCTCAATTGATTTGTGAATATAAGTGCAATAGATTGTCTACCAATCATATTGGTAATCTTTCTCATTGCTTTGGAAATGATAATTGCCTTATCAGTTGCGTAACCATCCTTACCATAATCGGCTTCTAACTCCTTATGTGTAGATGCTGCTGCTACTGAATCCACAACGATAGTTACTAATCTATCTTTATCACCTTTACGAACTTGCTCAATAATTGTTTCACATGCTTCGAAAATACCTTCAACGGTATCAACTGAAACATATAGGAGTTTTGAAACATCTACTCCAATTGCTTCTAAAAATTCTCTACTAACTGCGGTTTCCGTATCAATCAATACTGCTACTCCACCTTTCTTTTGGGTTTCGGCAAGAAGATGGGCAGAGAGCAGAGATTTTCCACTCTGCTCTAAACCCGTAATCTCCGTAATACGTCCAACTGGCAATCCACCATAAGGTCGGTTTGAGATTGCTACATCTAACATTGCGTTTCCGGTAGATACCCAATCCTTTACATTGGTAGGGGCATCTCCACCCTCATCAGTTAGAAAGTAAGCAATCTTACCATCCTTATTTTGTTTGTTTAGAGAATCGGCAAGTAAACTTGCTAAATCTTCTTCTCTTTTTGCCATTATAATTTTTTTTAATTGTTAAATAAATCATCGAATGCCGATGCTACATCTTCTTTAAGAGGAGATGCTTTTTGTGCAGTCTTTGGAGTTTCATCTTCCCACGGAAGTTCACCAATATCTTGCGAACCACCCATATCGGTAGATACGGTTGATTGTTTAGGTTGAGGTTTTGCCGCTGCTAATTCCTCATTGATTGGGTTTCCACTACCATTAGCTGGAGCAGATGGGTTTAACCAATTTTCCAATACACCCTTCAATTCATCATAAGATAATTCAGAATACAATTCCGTAATTTCTTTCTGTGCGTTCAACAATTCAGTTACTGCATCTGCATCTGGTAAGATTTTAGATGTTGCAGGTTTAACTCTGATTGTAGTTGTTGGGTATGCTGCATTTGATTCTTCTGCAGATACTACTTCCAATACAATATCACGACCTGTATGTGGGTCTGTAATATCACCATAATCAGGGTCTGCAATATATCCTAAAATATCCTGATATACGGTCTTACCGAATCCCCAAAATTTAACACCTTCACTCTCCTTACCTCTTACGATTACAGGTGCGAATGTTCTTAATTTTGGTTCCATCTTCTTACCTGCTTTCCAATCATCAGTGTCACCAGTTCGTTTAAGTTTTTCTGCAAACTCTACGATTGGGTCAGGTCTACCAAATGAGATAGGACTCAAATAAGTTTTGTTGTTAATGTTGTAGTGAAAATACAATTCGATAAAAGGATTATCCTTATTGAATTTGTAAGGTACTAAACGGATTTGAGATTTTCCGTTTGCCGGTTTCCAAATTGAGTCCGACTTCTTTGTGTTGTTTTGAAGAGAGCTAAATCTCTTGAGTGCTAATGAAATGTCCATTGCTTTTTTAAGTTTTAAGTGTTAATAAATTGTTTTAAGTTTGAAGGTTTTATCGCGATTCCCTTATATCTAAATATAACCTTTTTACTTTTGTTGTAACAAATATACAATATTTTTGTTACATTTCCAAGTATTATTTTGCCCACTTTCCTCTACTCACTAATTGAGAAATTACGGAGTAAACTGCTAGGTCTTGATAGGTATCTTCGATGGTTTCACCCACTTCATCAGGGTGTCCTAATACTACCAATTGTTTTAATCTGTTGATTTTATCATTCTTTCTGAACCATAGACCACTCAATGATAATTTAATATCTTCTTTAGTTTTAAGTTGTGTACCTACTGAAATATTTCCAGGTCCATAGTTTCTTTGCTTTTTACAAAAAGTAGCATACATTTCATCCAAAATGTTTTTGAATTCAAAAGTCATTTCTGGATAATTTTCTTCACAATACTCAATTGCGGATTGTTCTTTTTTGGTGTTTAACATAACTTATTTTTTAGTAACTTTTTATTTATTTTATTTTTTAATTTAACTCCTAAAGCACACATTTCATACTCCTCATATTCTACGAGGGTTTCTATGTTTTCATCCAATAAATTTAAAAATTCTTTACTCTCAATTGCAAGCATAATAACAATCGAATGTTTGATTATTACATGCGCAAAATCAACGCGTGATTTATCGTTTCGAATTCCGAAAGAAATCGAGTCAATAATTGCTTTAGATATTTCCATTCTATGAGTTTGGAAAATATCTACAGGGTCTTCAACATAAATTTGGATAGGTTTAAATCTATTTTTTTTCATACTATGAATATATGAAAAAAAAATCAGAATTACAACTCATCTGTGTTAAAACTTTTAAAAACTTTTGTAGGGATTTTTTTGTATCCAATCGAAGATGTTGTAATGATGCAATTTTTAAATTCATCCCAATCAATCATATAAGAATTATCCAGTATTCCACCTGTCTTTGATTTAACTACTTCGTTGAGTGCATTGATGGTGTATATTGTATTTGATTGTTTTTTTCTATGAACTAAAATCGTTTTCCATTCGGAATCTATTGCAGAAGAACCTTTCTCTACATTAAACGTAATGTATAGTTCTCCCTCATTTATTTTATTTTCTAGTACAAATACGTTTGGATTTGTAAGTATATACTGATTTAGAACGAATTCTACCGATTTATTTAACTCTCCCTTTGTGGTAAAAAGGCATAATAACTGTGTATTCATCTATTTTTGGTTTATTAACTTTACCGATAAATATAAAATTTCAAACCAAAAGTGATTTATTAAGGATAAACCTGTCTATTAGCCTTTATAATTTCTTTAGCAAACTCGTCATTTACCACCATTTCAAACTTAAATTGCCCTCCATAATTTCTACCATCTTCTCTAATATCTATGTTTGCAATAGGTATAACTCTACCTCCAACTTTAACTTTAAATGCAATAAATGGTGGTGGTCCAGGTTCTGAAATTAATCCTTGTTTAAATTCTTCAAAATCACTTGTACCAAATATAACTTCCATTGTACTCTTATCCAACATATATTCCCCTAATGCAATACTTTCTTCACCATCTGCAACAGATTTTAGTGGAAATTCCGTTTTAACCTCATTTAACATACCATCTCTCAATCTCTCATTGGTTGTAATTGCCTTTACCGCCTCTGCAACATAATTAGCATGGTCCGCATCCATTTCATTGATAAAATCAGTAGCTACTTTAGATGATTCTCCTTCTCCTTTTCTTTGTAAAGCCCGTATCCCTTCAAATAAAACTTTATTCTTTTCTCTACTACCTTTTCCTTTAAGAGTATCAGCCAGTGCAGTATCGAAATCAATACCTTTTTCTTCCATTGCCTTTTTAAAATCTTCATCTTCTTCGGCAAGTTGTCTAATAGCATCTGCGTTTTCTTCGCAGAATTTTGCCAGTTTCGCCCTTTCATTTTTTGCAAACATTTGAGGGTTGATATTATCAGGAACATCATCTTTCCCCAGCCATTCAAAAAACTTACCTGTTCCAGAATTAAGTAAGTTAACTTTTAGATTTTGTTTTAGAGATATTTCTTCCAAAAGTGGTTCTCCGTTTTCATTCTCAAGTCGTATATAAATGTCAGTTGAAAATCCTTTATCACCATAACTACCTAATCCAAGTGATTCAACATCAGATTTGGTATCCCAAGATGCTGCGGTGATTTTATGACCTGGATATTGTTTTTCTACTTTTTTAAGTATTGCTTTTCTGTTGTTTGTAGCAGCCTTTAACCAAGTTTGATTTACAATTCGGGTACCATCTTTTTTCAATTCTGGATTCTGTGATGTTAATGCTTTTATATGTTCCGATACTGCTGATTGCATTTCATTCCACTCATCATCACTCATCGTACACGCCATCATCGTCATCAACTCACCAGCTTGAGCTGGCAGTTTACCAGCTCCACCTGGAAAATTTGAAAAGTGAGAAATCTTTTTTGCTGCTCCGACATGTTGTGTATTCATCATTCTCTCAAACAATTTCAAATATTTTTTAGGAAATTTTGGATTGTTAGCAATACTTTCTGGTATTTTAAATGGTGGTGGTGGAATCGGATTTGCAAACTTTTTATTTTTTTCAGCAAATTCTTCATCATTTGGGTCTAAATCTTTTTCAAATTCTTCAGTTTCCAATGGATTTTCCGAACTTAAAGTTTTATCCTTTCCGTTTACAATTCGTTTTTTAGGTTCTGTTTCGGTTGGTTCTGTGGATGGCTCATCAAATACACTTGCACCGCCACCAGTACCGAATACGTTTGTACCTTTAACTGGCTCTTCTTCATCGGAAGATGGAAGTTTGCCACCACTTTTTTCTTTTGCCTGTTTTATTTCGGCAGGTGTTGGTTTATCGTGTTTGTCTGGGTCCATCTTCTGAACTGTGTAGATATTACCAGATTTTTTACTCTTTACAATATCTTCTTCTTTAAGAACACGTTTTGGTTTTGGAGTATTTTCTAGGATGTATTTGAATACAACGGATGCTCTATCCACCAATTGTTGTGCAGATGGAATATCTCTTTCTCTTAAAAGTTTTACCAATAATTGTTTATGTGATTCTTTTGTTAAATCAGGAATCCCTACGTGAAATTTTAATTCGTCTAGTATTTCATCAAAATCTGGATACATATTTTATCTGTGTTTCTGTATATCTTATAAATATATAATTTATCCTAAATGAACCAAATTATTGTAACTGGTTCCTTCATCAATTCGAACGGGAAACCCACCCTTTTCCATAATGGTCGGTAAAAGTTTTAAAATCCCCTCCCTCTCCATCGGATGTGTATCTATGAGAAACGCATCATAGGTGTATAGAATCAATTTCGATTTCATCTCACTCATTTGGTTTAGGATATCACTCATCTTTTTATAATTCACTTCCGTTTCTAGAGCTTGTAAGAGATAATTAAATACCTTTTGTTCAGTCCCTCCTTCTATTTTAGTGAAATGAATTTCCCTTCCGTATAGGGGTGTTTTCAGAACTCCGGAGATTACGAACTTTTGGTAAACCTCTTTGATGTATTTATCAACGGTTTGAAAAAACGGTATCTCCCTTGCGAACGAATCCAACCCCCCATAGAGATACTTAAAGGTTAGAGCTTTGGCCGTTTCGTAATCCGTTCCATAAAGATTGGCAAGGTGTTGGTGAGCAGTTTCTCCTTTTGGAAATTCATACCCTACGATTTTCGCAATCAAACGGATGTGGTAAGACTCGTAATCGAATTGTAAGAGAGTACCCCCATCAAAACGGCTAACAAAACAATCTCTACTACCATCGGATTTGTTAAGAGCGGAGTAATTTACATTAAGGTGTCTATTGGATGGTCTACCTGTAGTTGTGTATGGATTGTATTTCGTATACACTTTACCATTATGTATGTGCTTGGGAGAGAAACTAAATCTATCAATAAATTTTTCCTCTTCGACTTGTACCCCAGCCCCCTCCAGCCTCCCTAACTCTTTTATGGAATCTGAATAAATACGATACCAACTCTTTCTGTTTTTTATATCAGGGATTGATTTTAAGAGTTCGTACCACTTCATTAGCGGGATACAATCATTCAACTCATTATAATCGGACCTATACCCCTTAAAAAGAGTTTCTACCCATTCAGAGAAATTAAATGGTTTACCATATTCTTCGAAGTAGACCCATTCATAATCTAACCCTTCTGATTGAATGTATCGGTTTCCCAAAACCAATGTATTTTCATTACAAAGTTTATGTATTGGAAAATTTGGTAAGGTTGAAGCATCAACATGATTGAAATTTATTATACCATCATCGGTTTCAGTTCTGTAATACAGAAACGATAGATGCGTACCAAATTCATGTGCTTTGGGTGAACTCCACACTGGTATCAATAATCTAATGTTTGGATTAGATTGGACAAAAAAATGTAGGGTATCCCTATTTTCTATTAAGTTCATACCCTACAAATATATAAAATTTATTTCAATAATCCAAGTTATTCTCCCCAATGGTTTTTACGAAGTTCATATACATCGATTGGCTCACGTTTCATGTGATTACCTTGATTAAAGTATGCTCCTTTTTTTAGATATCCACCCAAAAAGTTTCGTCTAAATCTATTTGATTTATTTGGTTCTGAACCATGAATTGTGTGTGAGTGAAGTAAAACAACTTCTCCTTTACGAAGATATCCTTCTACTTTTCTAAAATCATGTCCTTCTGGCATAACACACGGCTTACCTCTTTCGTTTCTCCAAAACTTTGGATTACTCTTTGCTCTTTCCTCATCAATTTCAATCGGTAAGACTGGTAATCTGTGTGAACCTTCGTAATTCCAAACTGCTCCGTTTTCGGGATCGTGGTTATCCAACGCTAAAGCAGTATTGATAATTTCGTTATGTTTACAACCTGTATAGAATCCATTTTGGTGTTGGTCTCTACCCAATTGTCCTGGTGGTTTGAAATATGCCCAAGTTTGTAAGCCTATCAACTCCCCCTCCATCAAAAACTCCATTGCTTCAATCAACTTTGGATGGACAAATAATTTTTCTAATTTTGATGATAATTTGTGTGGATATGCAAATGGGTCCCATTCTCCCCATTCATCACCATTGTCTTTAGTAGTCAATGACCGTTCTTGACGTAATCTTTCTAATTCATCATTAATTTCATCACATTGTTCCTCTGTAAGGAGTTGTAATACGGTCCAACCTCGATATCTCCAATCGAAGGTCATTTGTTGAATTTCTTCTTGTGTAAGATGTTTAAATGCCATAACTATTAATTTGTTCTTTAGGTAAATATACTATAAATATTTTTTATTTCCAAATTTTTAAATAATTTTATGATTTGTAAAATTGTGTTACATTTGGTAAATACAATCCTATATTTTTTAATGTAGTAGATGCAATGAACAAAGATGATTTATTTGAATCAATGATTCCCTTATCGGTAATATCACCTTTTTCATTATAAACTGCATTTAATGGTCCTGATATTCTCCATCTAACGATTTCAACATTCCAATTTGGATTTTCATTTAATTTTTGAAATGTATTTAATGAAATTTCATATACAAATCCGTTTACATCGTTTGCTTTTTGTGCAAAATATCTATCTATACTTCCAATTGAATAATCGTCTTCGGTTGGAGACGGTACAATCGTACTTGGAGTAGATAGTGGATAAAAAGTTTTATTTTTAATTAAATCTTTATACATATTAATCTTCTTCTTCTTCTTTAACTTCAATTCTATAAGATGCGACAATTGTAGTTTTCCAACCATTTTCATCTAATCCATGTTTTACATTCGTAATTTGAAAATACCCATTTCTGTTGTATATTTCAGGAACTCCATCTATAAGGAAATATTCTCCAGAACTCAATCCAGCAATTCCATCTATTGCTAGAGTTATTTCTAAAAATGTTAGAGCAGTGGTTCCTTTTGATTGTTTTCCTATTGTAGATTGTATTAAACTTTTATCAGTATAAATTAAATTATTAGCAGAAGTTTTACTATCTTTATTTGATTTAAATTTAACGAAATTTTGACTCAAAACTTCATTCATATTTGTTTTTTCCTTTTCCCCATCTTTGTTTTCGGTAATGTTTGTTACACTTCCTCCAGAAGTTAGAATTTTATTCCATTCATCGGAATCTTTTACCAATTTAATTTCAAGAGCATTTATTGAATAGTATCCATCAGCATTTGGTGTTCTATAATTAATAGCATCTTTATATGTTCTACTTGCATTTGTTTCCGTATCTTCAGTTTTATCCTTTTGAATATTATTTATTGCAAGTTGAGATGAATATAATGCCTGTGATTGAGCTAAAACATCTAATGCCATATCAAACGTAAATTCTTTTACGATAGAACCCTTTGCACCTATTTTAAATCTATATTTTTCAACAGGTGGTGGTGGTGTTTGTAATTTTCTATCAATTATAGTATTAGTTGAAGAAGCGTTTGGATTATCATCTGGTTTACCGATTTCTAATTCACATAACCCAAACATATTATCATTAATCAAACTTGTTAAAGCATTTACAATATCAGCTTGAGCGTATGCTTGTGAATAAAATTGTACAAATGTGGACCATTTAACAAATACATTTAAAAGATTACCACTTATAGATGATAATGAAACAGTTTCAGATGTGTTAGATTTACTGGTTAATGTTATGTTTGTAGCTTCTTTTCCATTTGAAATATTAAAACTATATCCATTTATCGGCGCATCTACAAAACTTCCGCTTTTATCTATTATTATTTGTTCTTTTAAATTAGCATCAGTTACTACTTTTATAGATGGTAATCGTCCTGGTAATATAAAATCTGATGTAGTTGATATAATATGTGGTGATGAATTTACTGGTATAATATCTTTACCATCCAATGTATACGCCGCATCTAAAATGTTTTTAGATTGTTTATATACCTGAATATTATTTAATATTTTCATTAGTAATCTAAATGAAACATATTGTTCTTTATTAAATTTAGTATCTTCCTGCTTTTCGTTTAAAACCCCCCAGTTAAAAAATTCATTCTTGTCATCTTTTTCAGTTATTACGTTTTCAAGTGGTGGTTCATTCATATCCGCAGCGATTTTTTTAACCCAAGATTGAAATCCTGTTACGTTTGGGTCACTTGAAGGTTTACTTCCTTTCGCTGCTGGTTTTGCTTGTTTTACGGGCATCCATAATTGCAATTCATTTCCTGCGGATACTTCTAACATTATATCGTATGTACCATCTTCCTGGGGACTGAATGTGTAATTAGTAACATTCCCTGCCATGTAATCATACTCATAGTTAGTTTCCTCTATCGTTTTTAAATACGCCAATCTAGCCTCTCTATATGCGTTATCTTTGTGAGAAAATATTTTCATATAGGCATCTACATAATCTGTAAATTTCTTTTTTGCAAATAATTTAGAACCAATTATATATTTATTGGATTTGTTTTTAATATCAGTATTCCACCCCCATTCTACTACAACTTTAGTAGCAGGTCTTAAAAAAAACAATTCAAACATTTCTAGTTGTTTCAAACTAAATACTTTTATTTGAAGTTGTGCAGTTTTTAGTGTATTATTATTACCATCCGTATCCAACTCCATTGATAATATAATTGGAGTAGATATTCTTCTATTTGTTTCTTTTAGAACTTCTATTGGTTTCCCATTTAAATCATATCCAACAATTGTGTTACCAGTTTGATATAAGTTTTTTATATCAGTAGTATTTGCAACCACACATCCTTGAAACGCGTTTGTATAATCTTGATTTTTTACTATTTCTTCATACGGAATACTTTTATCCGTAACTACGGTAGCAGAACTCAACATGATAAATGGTGATAGAGAATTTACATAACTAATATCATTTTCTCTTTCTGTTAATTTTTTTACTATACCCGGTTTTAAAGGGGCTAAAAATGGAAATCCCATAACTTTATTTATTTATTTTTTCTAAATCATTTAATACCGTAGATATGCTACCTGGAATTCTTAATTGAGTTCCTGGATTTATAAAAAACGATGCATCATTTAAGTTATTTGCAACTGCTATTACCCACCATAATGCTTTATCTCCAAAATATTTAGAAGCAAGTATATCCAATCTATCCGATGCCTCTGAAATAATATAAAAATCATTATCGGATGGTTTTATTTTTGGATATATAGTACTACTTATATACTGCTTTTTAGTATCTTTGGTTGTTAAATTTTTGGAATACAAATATCTACTTGCCATTATTCTTTTGTTTCATTTATAATAAATTTACCACCATTTATTCGAGAAGTACTCATTCCCCATACATTGTTAAAATCATTATTAGGTGTTATACCATCGGATTGATATGATAATCCATCGAAATTGTACTTGTATTTAGTTATTCCTCCTTCGGTTACTGTTTTATGATTTTCAATAATTTTCATACCAATTTGTACATCTATTACAGATGGATATAGTGTATTATCATTATTTAATCCAAATTTTACATAAATAGGATGTCTTCCATCTTGTGAGCCATTAGGGTCACCATTAGGCCATACGGTATTATCATCTATTTCAAATGATAAACTTTCTATATATCCGTAAATGTTTTTATACATATCACCAATTGTTAAGTAAAACAAATTTGGAGAAAATGCATATTGTGAAGTTTGCGTATCATTACCATATTTCATTTGTGAAATTTCTTCATAAGGAAATGCTAATGATTTAAGATAATTTACCTTTTTTATCATTACATCTTTTTCTTTAACAGTTGTGTAATATAATTTTAAAGTAAATTGTAAAGTACGCTCCACTCCCAAATATCTATTCACTTTAAATGGTGAACCTAAATATCTGAAATTTGTCCATTCAGGACTTACATTTTCAGATAATCCTGTTACTGCTCCCGCAAATGGAACTATTGATTTATTTCCTTCTTTTCTGAATAATACCCAAATTTGATTTACATCTCTATATTTTTGTATATCGGTATTTAATAAAGTTATATCATCATATTTTTCCTTCTCATTTACATTTTTAGTAGCACCATCCCATCCGTTTCTAGAAATTCCATTTCTAAATTCAGTAGATGTTATTGTATCATCAGTAAGTGGACTTTTTGCAGGTGTGAATCCACCAAAACTCAAGTTTGTAATTTGTTTATAATCTGAAAACTTTTTTTCTGGAGCCATAGTCTTACCTCCAAGTTGGGTTCTTCCAAATAATGGAGCAAACCCTTCAGGAGCTCCATTTTTTATTTTTAATTCTTTTGCTAATTTTTTTAATTCTCTGGCTGAACCAAATTTATTTAAAGCCTGTTGAGCAACAAATCCAGCTGCTGAAGCAGGAGATGTTCCATCTAATAACCTTTTTATTATTGAGTTTGGAGCGGGTGTATCTTTTACATAATAAGATTTACCAGCTTCTACCGCGTTTCTTAATTGAGCTTGAGTTAATGCAACGAGGGTTATTGGTTTTGCAAATGGTAATTCACTTCTAAAAATAGTATCATCTGGCCTGTTTGCAAATCCACCTAAAGCACCTCCGACTTGATTTCCAACGATATCTGCTACTTTATTGGGTGATGATGTTAATAATGCTGCACTACGGGCTACATCAACGAATCCTTTGCTTTCAATTCGGACTTCTCCTAATTTTCCATAAAGGTCTTTTTTTTGTGATTTGAAAAGGTCTCTAATTTGTGCCATCTATAGTTCTACATTTACTATAAATATCTCTAATTCAGATTTATTATTAATTTTCAAATGTATTATATGAAATCACCAATGGTCTTTCTACCGTTTCCACCTAATGCATAAGACCTTCTGGCTTCTTCACGAAGTCTTTCTGAAATTACTTTACCATCCAGATTAAGTGTGCCTTCAAATAGACCTTGTGTATTTATAGCAATTTCTGTCAATATTGTAGTAGCCAATCCGAGTAATGAAACGGTTTCTATTTGTAAAGCGGAATTAAATTCGGCTTCAGTTAATTGACTAGCTCCTGTTTCTTGTAGTTTTTTATCTAACTCTTCTTGAGTTAACGCTTGAGTAAATAACTGACTACCATTGGTTATTGTGGCATTTTTAGCTTCGTCCATTTTTAGCTTTACTTCCTCCTGGTTTGCTACGTCAGATAGGCCGTTTGTTGCAACATTATTAGCTAATTCTAATGTTTTCTCTGTATTTTCTTCAGTAGCTGCAACTGTAGATTTATAACCTACTAAATTTGCCTGTCTTAATTCTTCTAATTTTTTCTGGTCAACAAAATACTCTGTATTGGCTTGGCCTTTAAATCGTCCTTGTTGTATTATCACCTGTTGTGACCCAACTAAACTCTTTATCATCTCAAATTCTTTATCCGATACTCCCTGCTGCTTTTTCCAATAGGCTCCCCCATCACGTAAAATGGGACCTCCTTCATTAATAAAAGATTGCGCAAGATTTTGAATTCGTCTAATTTCTCTATCTGTGTCCTTATTCTTGTCTGCTATTTGAGTTCCAAATGTAGATTGAGTTACTTGTCCCAATGTTGCTTCTACCGCTGCTTTATCTTTCATATCCACATTATTTTTCTCTAATGCATCATTGAAAGATAAAACTAATTTACCAACATCTTCACTTTTTATACGTTCCTCCTTCAATAACTGCATTACTAGATTACTAGTTTCTGCACCTTGTCCTATACTCGCATCTAACCCATAAGCCGCCATTGCGGTGGCCATATCTGATTTACTTTTCGCACCCATCAAAAGAGCACCACTTGCAACGTCAGCTAACTCCTGTGCTGCTAGGTCTTCCTTTTCCATATCGGCAGCAAACTTTAATTCCCAGTATGCTCTATATCTTGCTTCTTCTTTTATTAAATCCATTTTTTGAGCCTGTTCTAACAACATCATTGCCGCTCTCTGTCTCTGCTCAAACTCTAATAACTTTTTTCTCTGTTCTTGCTCTAATGCCAATTTTGCACCAGCATTTGCCAAATCTTGATTAAGAGCCGCATCTGCAAATGCTTTTCCTTTGGCAGCTTCCGCTTTTAATTCACCAGCAACTTTTGGGTCTTCTTTACCTTCCATTAATGCCATTAACGCAGATATATCCATTCCGGTAGCCTGTGATAATTGTTGTTTAGCAAATGGATTCATTGCACCGATATCCATGCCACCCAACGCGGATTTAAGAGCAGCTGCACCTCCTGCTTGGTCACCTGCCATTAATTTAGCTCTTACTTCGGAAAGATTTACATTTTTACCCAACATTGCGGATAAACTCATTTCCGCTTTAATACTATCTTTATAGTTTAATACCATAGTATCCGATGCCTTCATCATTGATGACATTGATACACTCATTTTACTTAATAAAACCGCTTGTTTTGCAAAACTATCAGCAGTACCATTACTGAATTTATATATATCTTCACCCGCTTCTTTAATTTGATTGAAGATTACTTGAGGTGCTATATCATTTATTTTAGCAAATGACTCAAATCCTCCTATTAAATTTTGAGCCGTTTCAGCTGAAGTTTTACCCATCAAACTGAATAATTTTGTCATATTCATGACATCCTCATCACTTCCACTTAAATGATATGCCAATCCTTGCGCGTTTTCAGATAGTTGAAAACTTTGTTTAATTCCCAATCCAAATGTAGCAGTGAATTTACCTACACCTTCGAGTATTTGTTTTGTACCAGAACCGATTGCTTTTAAGGCTCTTTCTGAAATTGTTGCATATTTTTCTATAAATGAGATACCAGAAGCTGATATTGCTTTTCGTTTTTCTAATTCAGCATCTAATGTTTCTTTTGCTTGGTCTAATTGGAATTGTAACGCATCTTTTCTTAAACCCATTTCATACTCAACTTCATCCTTGACTAAACTATGTTCGAATGCCATCTTATCCATCGCAATCCCTTTTGAATGGTCAAAAATTTCTCTCTGAAGTTGTTGTTGTAATTCTAATGGTTTTTGATAAGCATATTTTGCATCTATTTTTCTAAATGCTTCCGTACCTTCTAAACTACCTTTCATGTCTGCTATCCCACCAGGCCCTAACATACTACCTTTATTTGTAGCCATTTTTACTCCTGCTACCAATTTAGCTAATCCACCACTATTCCAAAAATCAAAGGCCATTTTTAAACCACTCAATACCATTCCTGCTGGTCCAGCTGCTCTTAATATCGCACCTCCAGCGGAACCTAGTCCTGCTGCAGCTTTACCCAACATACCACCTGTTCCACCACCACCCTTTATACCAGCTAATCCTTTTTTGAATCCATTAAAATTTTCCTTACCCATTAATTTTCCGGCTACGCGCATGGTTTTTTTACCGAACATGTTTTCAAATTGGTCGACAGCATTGGCCACTTTTTTCTGGTCCCCTCTTTCTGCTTTCTTTTCTGATTCTACCTTTTTCTTTGCTTTTCGGTCTAGCTCTTGTGTTTTTGCAAATCCGGCAAAAGAATCTGCTAATCTTTCTGCTACTTTTGAAAAATTGTCAACAGTTGCTTGAAAAGTACCTATACTTCTTTCTTGAGCTAAATCTAATTCTTCTTGTTTGCGACTCTTTGCCATAGTTAATTATAATAATTACATATAAATATACATATTACTATTTTCTTCGTGCTCTACTAGGAGCAGATGCTGCTTTTTTAGTCGCGTTTTCATACAATTTAGCTTCGGTGTTCTTACTATTAAGTAATTCATTCCAATAAAATTCTCTTAATTTAGTGGGCATGAAATATACATCATGCCAAGTAAACCCGCCATTTGAGTTATAGATTAGTGAAAATATTTGTTTGTGTAAAGTTACAGAATGATTAGTCGGCAGGGTAAAAAAAGTCAAGTCCTATTGGGACTTTAAGAGCCTCCTTCTCCCCTGTGAACGGTGATGTATATTCAAAACTTAAATTTATATCTGGAGTAATTTTTTGTATATATTTTCTTAAAGCTCTGGAGTCAGAAGCTCTCAATTGATTTACAACAAAATTACTGATAAAACCCAAATCTCTGTTACCATCTATTTCTAAAATAATTCTTCTTAATCGTGTAGTAACTTCTTTACCTTCTTTCAAAGTTTTTTCAGATGCTTCAATATCTTTATTTATAGCCATTTCATCACCATGCGTCAATAATTTAAATTTAATTATTGATTTAGATTGTGGTAATGTGAATTGATATTCATTTTCTCTGTTAAGTAAATTTTCATCAATTTCTTTAATTGATAATTTACTCATATCAACTTTAGTTTGAACTGCTTCGTTTTCTACTGGGTCTGTAACGGTAACATCATACTCTGGTCCGTATGCCAACACTCTAGTTGCAATTAGAATTGCATTCTTATCTCCAATTATCAAATCAGAAAGACTTACTCCTGGTTCTACAATTATTGATTCTAATAATTTATCAATTACTATACCCTTACGGATAAGATTTGTAGAAGTAAGAATATCTTCTTCTTTAGCAGTCATTAATTTAACAGTCACCTCACCTTTTGATAATGGAGATGATTCGGGATAACATAATCCCTTTGATGGTAAACTAATAATTTCCGTTGGGAATGGATACGATTTTTGTTGTTGATAAACAGGATTAG